TGACCGTTTGCTTCAGGCTGTCGTCCAGCTCCTGCTCCAGGAACAGGTGCTGCAGGTTGCTGGTGTCTAGGTCACTGGCTACCAGCGTGGACCCATCAACAAAATCGACCAGGGGGGTGTTAGCCGGTGTGAACCGGCGCACCTCCACCCTGATCCCATTTGCTGGGGCAGAGGCCAGCAGCACCGTGGTGTTGTTGACGTAGGTGTACGCCGTGTCAACGAAGTTGACGAAGACCTTAACGTGCTCCTTCTTGATGTACTGAAACGGGATGGCGTACTGGGTGGTAGCCCCGTTGCCGGTGTAGACGACGTAGGAGTAAGCCATCAGCGGTTCAGGTCAAGTAGGTCAAAATTGGTGGCGCTACGGTCGGAGGGCCTGCTGACGTCAGGCGTGCCATAGTTGCGAATGTAGTTAAGGTACTCCTGACGCCCCTGCAAGGCTTCTTGCTGCTTCAGTATGTCTGAGCCTTTAGGCGTCGTGAAGAGGAACTTCTCCTTGGCTAGGGCCTTGTATTCGGAGATTTTGCCCTGGATGAAGGCAGCTCGATAAGAGGTGGATTGCCCAGACGGCGGCTCGATAGGCAGCAGCTGGTAGTCCTTGGACCGAATCATCTGTTCAGTCGACTCGTACCACGTCATTCCAGTAAGCGGATCCTTGACTTCGCCAAAGATTTTCACGTATTGACTCAGCTCAATTGGCGTGAGGTTCATCTCGGGGCCAAAGTCAGACGACTTGGGTCCTGAGAAGACCGTGCCTCTGCCGTGCATAGAAGCCATTTCTGACTGAACTGGGTTAGGCAACTGGGCACTGCGCCTAAAGGCGCCAACGACAGGAGTGTATTGGTACAGGCCCAGCATAAAAGGCGCGTTCTCTCGTATCCAGTCGCTGCCAAAAAGCTGAGGCATTATTATCGGTGGGGTGCCAGGTGCTGACCAATCCAGCATTGCAGGCTGGCCTTCTGACAACCCAGGCAGGTCTTTCTTTAACTCCTGCCAGGTCTCATCCCAGAAATTCATCAAGAAGCTGTCGGAGTCTGCTGGCTCAACTCGGCGTACTGCAGGGTCAATAGCGCGTCTTGCTTGGCGTAAACCGCCAATGTTGAACGTCATGCTGACGGCAATGCGTTGCGCCCAACGGGCCAACCAATCGCGTTGGTTTGGTCCAGTAACGACTTTGCTTGGGTCAAATACTGCCTCCACAAAATCAGCAATACCTTGAAAATACGCTTTGCTTAACTGTCCTGACAATTGCATCCTCAAAATATCTAAAACAATTGCCCCTCCGGCTCTGTTGCGCTGCTCAACAGTAAGCACAGCGGCGTTGTCGGCAAAATCGGCAATAGCGGCAAGAACGTCGGTTATTGGGCTAAACGCTTTGAGGGAAACTGCTGGCCCCCATGAATTGTTTTTGTCATCCCAGAACTGCACGCTGTAGTTCATTCCACCGCGCTCTTTAAGCCATTGCTCTTTCAGGGCTGGATCAATTGGGCCAGCACCGTTCATCCGCAGCGAGCCCATTGTTCCGCCTACAAAGAAGGCGGCTGCAATACTGCTTGCACTTACCCATTGTCCCATTGCTCGTTGTCTTGTGTTTATATCTGCGCTTGTAATATCGCGCCACCACGTATCAACAAATATGCTAGTCGGAAGTCTCCGCAACCCCTCTTTAGGGATATTAGAAACAACCCGCACAAATGGCTGAATAAATTTAAATATAGGTCCGACATATTGCAACTCGCCCAATCCTTCCAGAACTACTCCTGGGACAGAAGCTAGGCGACCAGGTCCAAAATTTGAACCAATTCTTGCACCGCCTGGTAATGAAATTGAGCCGCCAGTGACAAATCCTTCTGCCAGCTTGTGATACCAAAAGCCTTCATCAACATATTTTTGCGCATATTCGTTAAGCTCTTGGCCTTTCTTGCCTTCAGCCATGCCAAGTCTGTAACCGTCATAAAAACTTCTAGGCTCTAGCTTTGCCGCTATGTCGTCCGTAAAAGTGACAGCGTTCATAAAGCGCTGAGCGTATTCGCTGTCTAAATGAGCATCTGTAAAAGTCTGCCCTCTAATAATAATGTCCTTAAGCCTCATGTCGCGGCGAAGGCCAGCGTATTTGTGAGCATAATTAAAAGCCTCCTTGCTAAATTTTTCCAGTCCAGCTTGTTGCGCTAACTCCATGCCACGCGGCATGTGCTGGAAAAATTCGTAGGTGTGACCAGCCATTGAGCTAGTAAAAGCGTCAACTGTGACCGACATACGCCCGCCAAGCGTCACAGCTTTCCAAAGACCGTTTAACAGCTTTCCTTGGTAGGTAGCTGCAAATTTTTCAGTCATGTCAAGCGTATTAAGCGTGTAGCCAGTTCGTCTGTTTTCTACGTTTTCTTTTAGCAGTTGGCCTTGCGCGTCTTCAGCGGCTTTGCGGTTTAAGGCGTCTACAGAGCTAGCGCCTAAATTGTAGGTTGGTCTGCCAGTCCTAAAAGCAATAGACGCAATGCGGAACGAATTTAGCAAGTTGGTCAAGACGCCACCAAACATTTGCGCTGCATACAGCATGCGGTCGTAATCTTTACTAACTAGAGCCCCTAAGCCTTGTTCATATATTCCAAGCATTGTATTAAAAACGCCAGACATTAAGTTGACGTTTATCGTTTCACCTCCCATCAGCAAACCAGAGGTGTGCGCAATATGCAGTGCATTTAAAGCATTTTCGCTATCTTCTGCTTGCTTGGGAATCGAGTCCCATGCACGCCACATCCTTTCTCGTGATCCGGGAGATTGGCCCAGAACCTTGACAATGTCAGAGATTTCGTCGGCCACCGCTTCAGCTTCTGCTGTCAGTTGGCCTGTTTGTATTGCTTCCTTAAGCTCCGGGAACTTATCAGTCAGTTCGTCTGTAACCGGGTTGCTACCTGGTGGCAGTTCAAGCTCTTTACGCAGGGCGAGGTTGACAATGTTTTCTGGCTTGTTGGGTACTGGCGTTGCCGTTACGTCGATTGCGCCCGCGGGATTGATTCTGCCTGCGGCGTCAATGCCGTAAGCGTAGTCCCTTTTGTTTTGCATCTCAGCGCCCAGCTGTCCCCAGGGCCTGGTTATGTTTGCAATTGCGACGTGCATCCGCCTAGCAGAATCGGCAGCAACAATCATGCGAGCCAGCTGGGCTGGTCGGTTAATTGAGCTGTCTGCAGCACTTTGCATCCAAACCGCTGCTTCAAATTCTGCGCGGACCATCAGCTTGTCGGCGTAGTCCATGGCCAGGTTCAACGCGCCATGCTCGTAATCCGCAAACCCTTTGGCTAGCGAAGAGAGACCGTCAGCAATTTTTTGCGCATCATCGCCTGCATGCTCTGCAAGCCATTTGATATTGCGCTCCCGAGCCCCGGCTTCGCTTTGACTTGGGATGCCAGTCAGCGTGGCGCGGTCAGGCAGTACCTTGCTCATTGCAGCAAGACCGGCAAGCAAGTCCTCGCTGCGGTTTGTGTAAGGACGTCCGCCTGGGCTTTGCGTTTTAGCAAAGCTGTTCATCTTATACAGGTCATACGTGGATATTTCGCCGCTGTCCAAAGCGTCTTTGTACTCTTCCCGCAAGCGAGCAAATCGGATTGGCCAATCAGAAGGATCGCCATCGTTGGCTTCAGGCGTGTTGCTGCGAGGCGGTGGCGGCGGATCGCCTTCGGAGAACAGGTCAAGCCTTCTGCCTTCGCCTTGGGAAATTCCTTCCTTGTAGCGAATAGTCTCCACTATGCGGCCACGCTCGTTAATTGGAACAAAGCCTTCTCCAACAGATGGACCAAGGTTGCCGCGCTTAGCGAGCTTGCCGGTGTACGCAGCCTCAAACAGGTCCCTTGTCGACGTCCAGCCGCGCTGCGCAACAAAGTAGTTGTGCATGCGCTCAGCCCACGTCACCAAATCGTCAAAGACTTTGGCGGCCTGCACGGCCACGTTCATTGCCCCAGCCTCAATTCCGCTTAAGGGAACCTTTACGCCGTTTACTACGCGCTGGCCCTTTAAGGCTGACTCTTTTACGCCAAGCATAAAAGCGGCTACTGGCAGTCCTTTGTCTTTTGCATAGGCATAGCGCTCAAAAGCAGTGGCTTGTTTTTCCAGTAGACCCTTGGCGCCAAGCCTCTTGCTGAGGTCAAACCGCATCAGGGAGTAAAAGCTGTTGAGCACGCGCAGCTCGTTTTCGTTCAAGAAGTTGTACTGGATGGCGTGCCAGGCCTCGTGATACCCAGTAGAGATTTTTCTCTTTACACCTCCGGCCATGCCAAGCATGTCGTAGATGTAGACGACGCCCTCAATTGGGTCAAACTTTCCTCCAACTAAGCCAAACTCTTGCTTGGAGCCAGAGCCACCCCATTCCACAGCCTTAGGCGCCAGGTACGGCAGGCCCTCTAGCCGCACTGCAAACTCAGGGCCAAGCACGCGGCGCACGTCTTCGGCAATGATCTTGGACACTGCCTGCAGAGTTT